CTACTGCTGATTTAACCAGTGCTGAAAAGCCTTAATACAACTGGATGGTTTGCTCAATACTCCATCCACAACCGTTCGCATTTCTCTCTGTAAGGCAGTCACAAATTCTTTTCCGATATAACCATCTTCCTTAATTCCAAGCCACTTCTGCATTGTCCGGACTAAGGAAGAACCGCCTTTGCCATAAGACACGGATGTAATACCAGGGAAATATTTCTTACAGCTTGAAAGCTGACCGGAAATCACACCATCAACCGGAGTGCCAAACACTTCCTGTGCTCTCTTAGTTGTACCAGTTCCCCAGATACCATCTTCTGCAACGGTATTTTTCTGTGGCTTAGCATCTGTTGTCTGAACAGATGATTTGTAATTCAGAAGTTCTGTATATGGAAAGTTCTTTCCCGGACAAGCAGTTGAAGCCACATCTTTATGCCGGATAACTGCATCAATGCCGTATTTATTACAAAGATAATAGATTAATTCCTTACCGGCATTCTTCTGTGCTTCTCCCATTGTTTCAGTCTCAAAATTCCCTTCAAAGCAGATTCCAATGGAATTACTATTGTTGCCTGCAGCATGAGCACCAACAAGATTCTCTGCACGTCCTCTCTCAATGGTCCCATTCTTTCTTACAAGGAAGTGATAACCAATTCCGCTGAATCCCCTTCCAAGGTGCCATGCATGAATCGTTTTTGCATCACATTCAGATGCTGCAGCATGGTGCAGCATGATTATGGATGTGCTCTTTCTTACTGACATTTTTCCTTTGAACTGTAAATTGGTTTCTATAATATTCATTCTATTTTCCCCTTTCTTTTACTCTTTCTTTGTCTGCTTATAAACCTGATTAATACCGGTTGATGTAAAACCAGACATAATGCCAACTGCAATAGCCGTAAAAACATCTGTTGCCGGGAAATCAGGCATAATATACATAGCCGGGATTGCAATGATTCCGCCAATTACTCCCACAATGACCGGGATTGCCTTATTTGGGATTTTACTGCATAACTTGCACCCAACCCCCACTAAGTAACAAATAATAACGATAGGTAATACTGTTGCATAATTTGATAAATTCATAATGTTCATCCTTTCTGCTCTAAATCTGCAATTCTGTGATTAATAACTTTTATCTGTTCTTCTACAACCGGCATTCGCCGGGCAAAATTGTTATGCTCCCGGACTTCTCTTGTCAGTTCATCAATTTTGCAGTCCGTCACCGCCTGCGCTGTGTCCAATTGATGCTCAATTTTCCGATTGCTCTGCATGTTTGTAATGATAATTCCGATAACACTAAACACACCTGTCACTGTTGCCGCAATAACCGCTTCCATAGCTGTAAATTCCTTTCTTCACTGGTTTTTTGCAATAATTTCAGGCTCTGCACGAATTCGCAATTCATATATTTTTTTAATAAACATATTACAAGTGTCCTTCCTTCTCAAAAATAAAACCGTCTTCAGTTTCGGTACATTTCGTGTATTCAGAATAATCACCAAGGAAATCACCATTCAATCTGTATGCTTTGAAGCCGGAATTGTTGACCTTTAGCTTATTTCCGGTCAATTTTACGGT